CCGGAGCATCAAAATCGGTTGATTGAAAGTTTAATTGAAAGCCAATTTGCGAATCTTGCTTTAATGAAGCTGCGTTATCTATATTGGAAAAATCAAAAGTAGCAACTGAGTTATTTATATTTTTAGTTATATCAAAAGTATATGTACCGGTAGACAACACGCCTGTAAATTCTTGTAAATTAATTACCTCAGTTTGCTGAGAGACCGTGTAGTTTAGTTGATTATTAACATCGTATCCATCTACATAATTTCCATACATAAGCCTATTTGCCATAATGGTTTGAGACTTAGCTGTTCTTGGTACGTTGTCAAATAACCTCGTTAGTTGGTTATCACTAAGGGAGGTGTATATTTGGTTGTGTCGAAAAACCTCTGTTCTATTAATGTTGTTAGACCAGCCTAGTATGCCTTTATTAAATTTTTCAATTACATAAACACCTGGTTGATTTGCGTATTTGAAAAGCAAATCTATTTCTTTGACTAATTTGCTGCCAGTGTTAAAAGTAACTTCAGCCGTATTAAAAGCATTTTCCATTCCTGCGTTAGATAAATCACTGGTATTTAAACTAAAAAAACTAGGTACAAAGGCAATCTCACTAAACTGAGATATAGCTGAATACTCGTCATCTAAATATCTGTATCTATAAGCAAAACTTACAATGTTTTTTTCTAAAAAGTTTTCTTCTTGACCTGATTGCAACAAAGTAATTGTAGGAGCAGCCATAGGCGGCGCTTTAATTACGTTCAATTCGGCTGCTGTAATCTGATCAACATCTAGGGCTGTTGGCGGAAGATAAGCTCGGGTTATATTTATACATCTGGGCGGATTTATATTGTCTGTAAAAAATAATAACTCATCTATTTTATTTACGCCATTAATTAGGTACGAAGGATTAAAATTTAATATACTAGTAGATATAATGTGATAGACTAAATTATTGTTTATAACATTATATGACACAATCATATCAACTTTACCAGTGGCCGACTGTGTATTGGCAGAATCATGGACAAACCAATATATAGTATTGTTAGCACCATCTTCTAAAACTCCGATACATTTTGCACTTGCAGATAAAGCTGCTCCATCATAAGTTAATTCAGCTATTAAAGAATTTCCTTTGGAATTTTCTACAGATCCTATCTCTGTATCTTCAGTAGAACCAAGGCGTACGTTTAATGCGTCTACGTATTCACCTGGCGGAAGCAGTCTTTCGTCAACCGACTTATTCATTCGGCCTTTAATAAAATTAGTTTGTATTACTGTCATTTAATCCACTTTGATTGACCTCTAAGATTCATTAAAAGCCTACCTGGATGTATGTCGCTTAGGCGAATTTTTGCATTTCTTAAAAGTGCTGATTTATCTTTCCTTGC